CTTTTGAGCCATTGTGATAAGTTTTTCAGAAACAGTTTGTAATTGTTTATGTGTTCGTTTCCAATATTGTCGAGAATCAACATTCATCTCTTTTTTCAAACGAACATTCATAGCAATAACTCTATCGAGTTCCTTTATGGCGTCTCTTATCTCCTTTACTGATTGTCCAATTTTTACTTTAGGAGTTCTATCAGGATCGTTTTTATATTTATAATATCGATTTTCTGCTAACTCATAACCGCCAGAAACTTTTACCATTTTCTTTTTCTTCTTTTTCTCATCACCCTTTTTAGTAAAAGCGTATGGAGTTCTTGGTGGTCCTTCTCCACCATCAAGAGCACCAGTAGTAGATGCTTCGGCTAACTCTTGTCTTATAAGTTCTCTTATTATTTCTTTTAATTTACTTAGAGGAAACGACATCTTTTATCTCTTTGACTAATTGATACCATCTCATCAAAGAAACAACTTGACTATCCTTTACGACACCACCACTATTTAGTTTTTCTAATAATTTGGAGGCCTCAGAGAGTTTTATTTTTACAATCTTGTCGTCTACTTTAGATATGTTGTCCTTTATATATTTTTTGATACTGACAACTTCTTTGGATATGAACTCTTTCAATGTACCTGTATTTGCAACATTGTTGATGTACATTTTGAGTAATTTTCTTTGACTTTCATCTAAACCATTATATTTCTTATTGAAGTTATCAACTAATACTTTATAGGTTAGTAGTCTTACATCCTCATTCTGTTCTTTGAATTCTTTGAGTTTTTCACTTTCAAATTTCTTAGTGACTTTTTTAGATGTTATATTTTCTATTATTACAGATTTTGAACTAATGATATCATTTATAGTAGCACTATCCTCACTTCTTGTCTCAAATAATTTATAAATAGAAGCATATAGTTTATAATTTGGTATAGTGGTTTTGAAAAAATCTGTAGGATTGTAGTTTTCTCTTATCTTTTTGATAAGATTATACTTTTCATTTCTCAATTTTGAATTGGAAATTTTCTTACGAGCAGTCAATGTCAATTCAATCAATTGTTCTGCCTTAGTAACTGACTTATACTTTGTTTCAGAAAGTAATTTTATCAAGTCTAATTCCTTCCCCATAGATGTGTTCTTGGAAAAAAATTCTTTAACAAGAGAAACAGATGCAGACTTATTGTCATCCTTACCCTCAAGGATATCTGCAGTAATTTGTCTTGTTAGTAACTCGAATAATATTCCTGTATTTTTGATTTTATTATGTTTTATTTTTGACATTTTGTCCTCGTTCTAATCACTAACTTCTTGGTTGATAATAAATATATGAAAGTATAAAAAACTACAAATAATCTACTTATCTATCTTCATTTCATCAATATCTTTATCATACTCTGTTTGAGTGTCGTTCAACTCCTCATTCAATACTGATATTGACTTTCCTTTGTACTTTTTCATATTCTTTTCCATTGCATCAAAGTGTGCAAGAGCTAGTGGACTACCACCTCTGAACTCTCCATCTCTTCCTCTTTGATACTTACCAGTAGAATTCTTTTCATAATCTCTTTTACCAAGTGGGTCTCTACCACGAGCACTTCCATCCTTACCATACTTAGGGCCCTCTTCAGGTCTTCCACCTACTTCTTCTGGTTTTAAATCTTTATCCAAATCACGAGCATCAAATTCTAACTCACGACCTGTTCTTCCCATTGCTAAATCTGCGGGAGTTCCTTGTGATTGACCACTTTTTGCTGGGTCATTACCTTCATTTTCAATCTGAGATTGTCTAAAGGCATTGAATTTATCAAATATCATCTCGTCATTCATTTTAGATATTTCTGCATCTGTAAATCCAAAAACATTTTTATATATCCAAAGTGAAGATACCAAATTATCTCTTTTTGCAGTTTCTGCCAATCCTAATTTAGTATTCCATAATTCAAGTTTTTCTTGTTCATATATTGTAGATGGATTAGTTAGACCCAACTCAAAATTTACAAGGTCTTTATCTTGATAACCTTGTGCATATAAATGAACAATTGCAATCTTAGTCAATTCACTAACTACAATTCTCTGTATTCTCTCGATAGTACGAGCAAATCTAACATCTTCGGCAGCTAATGTTGCCTTACTACCAACCTCTTCCTCATATCCAAGATATGCTTTTGGTACTCTCAATGCAGCTAATAGTTTATTTTTCAAATATTCTATATCATCTATTGCATTGAATTCAAGACCAGGTAGATTTTCTAATTGTGTACCACTATCTCCACCACGAACTGGTAGATAAAAATCTTCTGTTAGGTTTTGCATATTATATTTTAGATTATACTCACCAGTTGCCTCATCAATAACAGGTGCCTTTTTCATCTTGTTGATGATTCTTTGCATATAGTTATCAACTTCTGCAGGTGGAATATTTCCTATATCAATTTTGAATATTCTCTTTTCTGGTGCTCTCATAATACGATGTATCAACATAGCATCTTCCATCAATGTAACTTGTTTCCATATCTGTCTTGCCTGTTCAATCATAGACTTTCCATATGGTAGATAATTTGAATCTGATAACATTCTAAAATGTGCTACTTCATAATTTTCAAATTCTTCTTTTGCAGCATTGTTTTGATGTCGTTGGTCTGTTGATTCCAAGATAAATTTTACATACTCAGGATTTTCTGGATCATCACCCTCAACACGAGTGATATCGTAAGCAGACATTGGGATAACATTTGTTATACCATACTTTTCATTGATTTCCAATTTCAAAAAGAAGTCACCATACTTCACCATATTACGAACCCAAGGCCATAAATTGAATTCTATATTCAGTATGTCATAAAATAGGTTATGTAAAATATCTTTCAAATCATTATTATCAGAAGTAATATTTAGTACATCACCATACTCTGATTTCATTGTTGATTCATCTGCATATATGTCAAGTGCAGAAGCAATAATTGGGTCTACATCCATAGCCTCATAATCTCTGAACAACCCAAGTCTTTGAGTCTTCTGATATAATGAATAATTATATCCACTCGTACCAGCATATGATGTGTATAATTTTGTATATCTATCAACAAGACTTGCTTTTGGATTAGTCTGAATTCTTGATGTATCAGTAACCTTTAACTTTCTACCACCAACATTTCTTACGATAACATTGGAAGAAAAAAGTCTTCTTAGTCTTGTGTATATATTTTTATCTGCCATAATTTAACCTCAAAGTAGCCAATCTAATTTTTCTGTTTCCTTTCCTACATTCATATTCCAAGAGTCATTCTGATTTGTATTGTTAGAATAAACTCCCTCATTAGAACTAAAGTAAGAAAGTGATTTTTTTGTCAATTCAATTCCCTCTTGTCTTAGACGAAGAGCAGTTTCACGAACCCAAAGTCCAATAGCCAAACTCATTACTAAATCATCATTATATCCACCCATAGCTTCGGCTTTCTGTCCATTATATATAAATACAAACAATTCATCAATTAATCGATTAGAATGTACAATTACTGACTTTTCTCTAAAAAATTCCTCTAATTTAGAAATTACCAATGGTCTTGTCTTCATAGTCATAGAAAAACCAGGTACCATTTGTCTTTCTGAACGATTTATTTTATTATTTATTGTATTTAGTGTATCCACATATTGTAAATCTTTACTCATATAAAACAGATTATCGTATTGTCTGTCTATACATTGTTGTATTGCAGCCCAACCAATTGATGCATTCTCAATAATTAGTAAGGCATTGTTGTACTCTGTTGATATATTTACCAACATATTACCAAAATCTTTGGGAGACACTTTTCCTTTATATTCACCAACTTGTTCTACCTTTTCCACATCAATGATATGAAATGCACTATAGTCTTGACCATCACCACGACTAACATCAGCACATACTATATAGTCTTTTGTATAATTTGGAGGCTCCCATATCCAAATATTACTATCAATTCCTCTTTTCTCCATAGGTTCTCTAACCGTGGTATTTCTACATTCCTCTAAAAGTACACCATCAACCACAGATTGACCAGAAGTAATAAAGTCACAATCACACTCTTGTGCAGCTAATGAAGGACCTAACAATCCATCTTGTTCTCTTCTCCAACTTTCATCTCTATCAGGATGTACAGTCCAATGAAGTTTGATAAAGTTAAATTTATTAGTACCAGCCTCTGCATCTGCCCAAGTTCTATGAAACCAATTTCCAACACCATTTGGTGTAGATAGTGCAATACATTGACCACCAGTAGATAATGTCTGTTGTGCTGCAGCCCATATTGTGTCAATCTTATCTATGAATGCCGCCTCATCAAGTATCAATAATGATAGAGCTTCTGAACGACCTGCCTCACCACTACTTGCTACTGCTTTTATTTGTGAACCATTTTTATATCGTAATGATAACTTATTATCCTCAACACACATATTCTTCAACCAAGATGGTAGATTTGCATGCATCACTCGTACTTTAGTAACAAGATTTTTTGCAGTATCTTGTTTAGTAGCGATTACCAA